TCAATTCTCCTTGTTTTCTGTATCTTTACGCTTCGACATGGCCAGGCCCCCGCTGTTGATTCGATGGATAAAGTCTTCTCCCACCAGCGCCACAGCTTCCTGGTTCAGCACCGCTTCGCCATTGGATAAGCGGATCGGCTCCACCCCTTCAATGGTTGCGGAGATCGAGTCGCTTGTACCGGTGCCAGGGCCTTCTATCACACCGCCTTCCGCATAGCCCTTGCGCTTCAGGATTGTTAAGCCGCCGTTATAGCCGCCGGATTTGAATCCATGAACGCTGTAGTTTTTGATAACCCCGCCTTTCCTGAGTCCAGGTCCTTTCATATATGCCCCACCTAGTGTTCCAACGAGACTTCCCAGTCCGCTTAGTGCCGCCGCCTTGTTTTGCTGCTGTTGCTGCCAGGCGCCGAGCTGGCCCTGGTATTGATTCAGCATCATGTTGCCCGCCGCGGTATTTGCCCCGACCGCCCCGCCAAACCAGTTCTGCGCCGCATTCATCCCGGCATTGTGCAATCCCGCTTTGGTGGCGAGATTATCCGTGGCGGCGTTACCCGCGCCTAGCGCCGCCGCATCCGTCGCTATCCCCGTGGAGGGCATATTGCGGCCAAATTGCGCGGCGCTTTGCCGCATTGCCATGCCCTGTAGCTCAGTATCCCGCCGGGCCTTGTTCATGGCCCCTGCTGTATCTTTGGCAAGCCCCAGGTTAATCTCGTGGGTCAATGCCTGAAATCTGCCCGAATTAGGGTTGACGCCCATGCGCGCCATCGCGCGCTGGTTCGAAGCCAACGCCCCTTGATATCCGCGGGCAACATCGCCTACCGCTTCCGCCGCCATCCTTTCTTTACGCTCCGTTGAGTCGAAGTCGTTTGCGTTCTTCACTATGCGCTCTTCAATCGGCGCAAACAGCTTGCGATAAACCTGCCACTGCGATTCCGCCCTGGCGGCGTTGGCGTCGCCGGATGCAATTTGCTGATCCACGACCCGTTGAATCAGCGGGTCCTGCACCCTGGCTCGATCCTTCTCCCATTCGAGCTGCTGTTTTGCTACATCAAGCTGCTGCTGTCCGATGTCAGCTTGCTGCTTCGCTGCCTGACCTATCAGCGGATCCGGTCTGGGCGGTTTCGAGCTACACATTTTCAATCTCCAATATTTTGGTTAAGCCGTTTTCAATGTGCTGGTATCCGAGCATTCGGAAGAATCGCCCTGCCTTGTTGACCGTCTTCACGGTGATATTGATTTCCCTTGCCCCAAGTTGTCGTAGGGCACGTTCGACATAGGCCACAAAGCTGCCTGCCACCCTTCCCTTTCGTGCTTGCGGCAATAGATAAAGCGTATCCTCCGTGGCAATGATGGTTTGCGTATGTGCGCTTTTATCCAGATACATAGCGCAGTTTCCTAATAAATTACCTTCACTCCTGAGGGTCAGGAGAACGTACCTTCCCGCCCGCTCATAGCGGATGAATGTATCGTAATCGGGGCTGAACGGCAGTTCATGCCGGTGCGACTCAGTCTCATTCCAATGCGCCCGGTGCAGCGGTTTTATTTCCTCGGCAATATCCTCGATACGTTCATGGGAGAATATGAAGGATTCATAGTGTTCCGGCCCGATCTGTTCAATGGTGCTTATCGGTACCAGCGGCTCGATTTGCGACGCCGCGATGCACACATCCGCAGCCAGTTCGGGCGATAAAGGCAATCCCATGTGTCTCTTGAGTAACGTAATCAGTTCGATATTCATCAGCTATCCAGCCTCGTAATGATGGTTTCAACCGCGCTGCGCACTTCATTTGTATATGCGTAAAGTGCTTCGCACTCCGCTCGGGTGGGATTGGGAGAGAAGGTCAATGTCTGGAACCTGGGTACCGCTATTCTGTTTCCGCGCCGTCCAGTCAGTATCTCAACCATCGTTTTGAGCCATTCTGGTGTTCCCGCGGGTATGCCCGGCTTCTTGATGCGAGGTGCTGCCGCCCCGCCTGTTACAAGAACGGTCTCAACCACAATGCCGTCGCTGATAGAGCCGGTGATGGCTCTATTCCCTTGGCCGGATGAAGCAACGACAAGGATGTGCGTCTGGCTGATTGCCTCTACCCCGGCAGTATTAGCCTGCATCGGCAATCCCGGCATCAGGCGGTCGCTGCCAATGGATATTGCGCCGGTGCTGCTCATGTTGTCTTGCGTAGCGCTCGTCGCCACCAAAACGTGTGTTTCCGTGATTCCTGCTGCCGAAGATGTATTCGCCTGAGCTGCGGCAGCAACCGGCAGCACATGAGTTTGCGCTATTGCCGAGGCACTGAAGGTATTGGCTTGTACACCTGTGGCGCCGGCAAGAGAACGACCAATCGTGATGGACGCAGCACTGGATGCGTTGGCTTGAGCGCTCGACTGCGCGACAACAAGATGTTTCTGTTCGATCTTTCCGGCTCTGCCCGTGCCAGCCTGGGCCAATTGCGACCCCACCAAAATGTGGCCCTGAGTGATTACAGCCGCGCTGCCGTTATTTGCCTGGGTTGAAGCCGCACTGGTCAAATCGTGCTTTGCACCGGCTACGGTCCACCACTTTTCAGCTCGGGTTTTGAACAACTGCCACGGATTTTCACGAAATGCTCTTGCTTCAGCCTCGCCCCAGATGGCGTCGGTGTATCCAGCTACCAGGATCGTCCCGTTAAAATCCCGGAAAGCTCCCCCAATATACCGCCCAAGATTGAAATTCTTGTTTCCCGGTCCCCATGCCACTGGCGCCGCTGTCCAGGTCAACCCGGTCTCTTTTCCATCAAGAAAAACTCTGCAAGTCTGCGCGGTACCACCGGACGCGAAAACGATACTGCGGTTTTTAGTGTTGAACCAGGAAGAAAGACCTGCGGAACTTGGGTTATTGGAGCCAACGGAAACCCTTAGATCAGGATAAATCTCATAAGCGGAAACATTTGGAGACGATGTGCCAAAGAGGACGTGGCCATTGACATCACCAGCACCTACCATCGGACACCACGCAAAGAAGGTGCCGATATTGCCGGTCAGCTCCGGGTAGCCGTCACAGGCATAAAAATCGTCTTCGCCGTCGAACGAGAATACCTTGCCATTCTGCCCTGTTGCAATTGCAGCGTTGCCACCGGGCGTCCAACTACGGCCGGTTACCAGATCAAATGGCCCCACGCCGGGGTTGAACAGTATTCGTACACCTTTGGCCAGTCCTGCATAATCTATCTGCGCCGCGTGTTGAGGCTGCGTTACGAGCGGGCCTGGACGTATGACTAGGGACATTGGATGTTAGCTGGAAAGGCCGCTGATGCCTGCCATATAGACGTTTCCACTGGCAAGCGGCACACCCGCGTCATTCTTGACAACCAGCTTGAGATAACGCGCTACGGCCAAGCCTTGCAAACTGAAGAATTTTCTGTGAATGTTCGTATCGTTGCATGGCAATGTACCGATCCAATGCAGATCAGCCTCGTTGACGCCATCTGTGCCACTTTCCGGGCCACTGCTGAAATTGACGTTATCGAGCGACAGCTTCGCGAAGAGGACAACCTGTTTGTTGCCAGCAGGGGTGCCATTGGGATCACATTCCACTTCGATAGTCACGTCCAGGGGGATAGCGGAGCCCAGGTCAATTACGGATGAGGCGGCGTAGGCAGCGTTTGCCAGAGTACCCATATTGAGTACCGATTGGCTACGGGCATTCTGCGTTTGTGTAAAGGTTGCCATGATTCTTTCCTCTGAGTTTCGTTAGTAAAACCCAGCTCAAGCTGGCTGCGAGCTTGTATAAGTCAGGGCCGGGAAGCTGACCGTGTTGCCGCTTGTAACCACCTGATCGCTGGTCTCGTCCGTAACCAGAAGAACTTTGGAGATGTTGTCCGTGAAGGCAATGTGCAGATCTGGCGTGGCGCCGGAGTTTGCTGAAGCTGTGCCGCTTTTGGCGGCAACCGACAAAACCCGGGCAGCGCCGTCCGCGCCGGATAGGGTGTAATCGCCTGAGGTGATGGCCACGGCGCAGATTGCATTGCCTACGACTGTCGTATAGCTGTCCGCTGCCGTATAAGCCTTGAGCAGCAACATGCGGATTCCATTGTTCTTGATCACGTTCAGGCCGCCGTCCAGAACATCCGCGTGGGCATATTTCGCCAATTCAACTCTCCTTTTCTGTAGTCATAAAAAAAGCCGCATAACAGCGGCTTGTTTGCAAATCAATACTCTTTATGCCTGCTTCAATCCATCCATTGTTTCGGCCAGTACAACCCCCGTTACTTTCACATTGCCGGACAGCACAACTTCCACGTTATCGGATTTGTAACCGCCCGGAAGCCGGAAAGCCCGGCTATTCTCAACCTGTTTGGTAAATTTCAGCACGCCATCGGCCCATAGCTGAAATTGCAGCGAGTCAATAGCGAGCGGCGGAATTGCTCGCATGTCGTCACCGCCGATCTCATACTCTCCCAGAACTGGATCAGCCAGTCCATCATTCATTCCGCCTGAATCGACAAGTGCCTGATTAGCCGCGAGGGCCGCGGCATGGGAGGCTTGTGCCGAAGCTATCTCGGCTTCGGACATATCGAAATCAGCATCGATCTTTGCCGCGCCATAGTTAACCGGCGGTGCCGTCACGAACTTCTTGCTCTTCCATTCGTAGGTGAGCTTGGTTCCCGCATTCCCTTCCCACTCGTATATCTTCTTTTCCAGCGCTACGTAGAGCTTGCCGGTAGCCGGATCTGCCCACATGCAGGTAATGTTCTGGTTCACCTTGATAAAGGACGCGCTCTCGGCCTTGTCGATGACGAACATCAGTGAACTGCCCTCAACGGTATAGCCGCAGTAATAGCGGTTATCGGCAGAGGCTGCAATGAACGTGGCAGGGTTCAACTCTGCCCATTCCTTTTGCGTGAACAGGTCTTTCGTTACGATGTCGCTGCTAGCGCCAATGATTACCATGCCCTGTGGGGCGGGATAACCGACGCCGAACGCAAAACTCGCCACGCCACGCTTTGACATGCAAGGCCACGCCACACCCAGCTTCTCCATACCCCCACCCATGGTTACCGGCTCAACGCCCGTTATGGTGAAGGGGTTGCCTTTCGTCATCCCGACCAGTGTCGTGCCGCTAAGGCCAATTGCTACGATTTCCTGGTCGTAGGTTTGCCGGTAAGAAGTTGGCCAGGCATAGGGCTTGAACGGTTCCGAGAACAATACTTCGTTGCCAATGAAACCAGCCGCAATTCCATTAGCCAAGATCTTAATGCCTTTCATGTCCGCGGGCGGCATATCCCAGGTGGCGGAAGGCAGCACTTCTCCAAGCGCAACCGCAGAGTCAGTCGCGGTATCGTCATAGCTGGAGGTCACCGCCGGGATGGTAACCACGTAGCGGTACTCGGTTCCGGATGGAGTGGTCAACGTGCGGTAAATCCGCTTGGTCATGCCAGTCGTGTTATGCGGCGCAACACGCTTCCATGTTCCGCCCCCGGAATAGATCTGTGTCGTTGCGAGCGATACAATGACTTTTTTTGTTGCTGAATCTACGTTCACCAAGGTGAATTGGCCGTTGAGATCATCCATTCCTGTAATTGAGGCGAACGTGATCTTTTCCAAAGCTCGCAGACCAAACACCGTGTCAAGCGTGACTTCCACCTGTCCTGAAGCTGGTGTTTCCCTGACCGCGCCTGATACTGTTCCCGAATTCGGCGGCGCGGTATCCAGATTTGACAGCGCCCAGGTGTCATCCGTCTTTCCGGTAGTGACCTTCGAGGCAGGAGACGGCCTGGACTCCTCCCCCCATTGCGTGACGAAGGTATAAACATAAGCGCGAGTGGCGGATGGTCCGGTTCCGCCAGACGATGCAACTACAGGCCGGGCAACGGGTGGAGTAACGCCCAGAACATAACAACCCGAAGGATAGGGCCCGGCGCCCGCAGTCGCGAGATCAAAATCCGATGTACGCGGCTCCCCATCACCTGTGTAATAGAAGCGCCGCAATGTATTGCCAGCGACAGGGGATTGTGCCACATCCACATCCACGTCCCATGTCAGCCACTTTTCGTTGCCGTCCTTCTCCAGGCGAAACATTGATCGGATGTCACTATCTATAACCGGGGAGAAGACCGCCCTCGGCCCGTTTCTCGGGCGTAAATCGCCGGAAGTAAGATTGCAATTGGTCGCAACCTGAGCCTGATTGGAGCTTAGCAGCTGCTTTGCCAGTCTTGGCACAAGGCCGGAAAACCCGGCAATTCTAAAAGCATTCACTCTGGCAAAACCTCAGTCTTGGGATTGTGTGGTACGTGACAGGCCCAGCTTCTTCCCCTCGCAAATGGCGCGCTCCTCTGCCCTTCTCTTTACCAGCCCTGGCAATACTTTTCTGCCCGGACCGTACTTGAACGCTTCTATGCGCGCGCACGCTTCAGCATATTTTTTGGAATTAATCAAATCGATCAGGTTGGGCGGTTTCCCCGGCTGGGCCTTCCGGCAAAATGTCGGGACACCCACGTTATAAGCCAGTCTCACAAATGCCTCGTATTCATGCTGATACAATGGCACGGTCACGCAGCGTTTCACCCCAGCCGCATAGATTCCCTCCACCTCGTCAAGCAGCCGCACCAGTGAGCGTTCCGGGGTGGTCTTGTCCCCCATCCTGACCCCGCCTGTCGTGCCGAATCCGATAGTCGGCACGTCGCCGGGGACAGGGATATAGGCTTCATCCTTGTAGCCTTCATGCACGGCAAGCCCGACAAGGGTTGAAGCCGCCAGTACCAGTACAGCCACTGCGGAGCGGACTTGCGTCGGGGATGATTTGATCATTTCTCGATTCCTTCAGATTTTTCATCGCACTCCTGCGAATTTTTCCTCAATGTCATTTGGCGTTTTCCTCAATGCAGTCAAGCTTCGCCTTTATTGTCTCTTTCAAATTCCCCGCATCCAGATTTGCGCAGGACGATATTCTGGTTGTTGGTGTGGGCAATGGCTTCGGTTTCAGCTTGGACGCTTCTGCCCCACTTTCGGGCGGCTCCGAGTCCACAACGGGCGCAGCTTCGTCGGTTGCCCCATCCTGGGTGGGCGAAGGTGCAAGCATTGTGCATGACGCAAGAAACAGCGCTCCCACCAGATATCTCATCGCTTCCTCCCGTGTGCCCACTGATCAATAATCCGGTCGAGTTTCTCATTGAATTCCCGCATTGTTTCCCGCTGCTCGCCTCTTGCGGATTTAAGCTCTTCGCTCAGACGCTCATTGGTTCTTTCCTGGTACAGCTCGCCCCGTTTAAGGCTGGCGATGTCGTTCTGCACATCGCTGTAAGTGGCTACGCCGGATGCGAGAAGACCGGCTACGGCAATAATTCCGCTAAAGGATAATGTGTAGGTGGATGGTCCACGCCGCCGGTCTTTCTTTTGATCGCTATCATCGTCCGTCATGGTCACACGAGAATCCACAGAAATACGACCGCAAGCACGACAGCGCCTAGTAATATCGCCGCCGTCCATTTCGACGCCTTCAGCTTATCGAGCAACCTATCAGCGCCTGAATCAGCTACTTCATGTCGTCTTTCCATCTCTTCCTTGAGGTCTCTAATACGCTTGCGCTGGAACATGGTCATGCTTAATTCTCCGAAAAAATAACGTTTTAAGTAGGATAGGGTGGAGGAAACGGACCCATCATTTGGTTATCGCCGCATCTCGCCAATTGCAATTAGCCGATATCTGGTTGGGAACATAATAAAAAACGCGGTAAAGCCGCGTCTTAGCTGGGATACCTGATAAATTACATAAAGTATTCATCCCGGATTTACCATTGGATCGCATCCAGCTGCTGCTGAGCTGGGGTATTGCCGAGGGCGGCAATCTCATCGCACAGTTTCTGCCGCTTGCCCGTGAGCTGCCCATGCATTGGTGCAAACAGAGCGGCATTAGCGATAATTCTGTCAACCAGCTCAGCCTTGCTCATGCCGCGTTCTGCGGCTGCACCATCAATCCATGGGGTATGGGCATTCGAATCCTGTAGCCAGGCACGGGCTTCCGTTTCCTGTTTCGGCCAGCTGTTGATCTCGTCCTCGGGGTAGCCTGCCGTCATGGCCTTCACCGCGGCCCGATAGGAAGCATTGATGCGCGCTATCGCGGCTGCTTTCATCTGCCCGGCTGCTGATTGGCCGACTGGGATAGGGGCAATCGCCTGCGGCTCGGCGGCAGTCCACAGGTGTATGAATTCCTGAAAATCCGCTATGCTATCCAGTACAGTGTTCGCCGCTTCGTCATACTCGATGTGCCCGCTGACGCCATTCCATTGGACAGCGCGGATGCCTGCAGGCAGCGCCGACAGGTCAACCGGCCTGAATATTCCACCAACGCCGACAACGCCATCGTCTCTGATAATCGTTACTCGCATGCCCGATTCCCCCGTTGCAGCAGCGTCCGTTGCGCAGCGACGATCAGCGCTTGTTGCGTCTGCGCTCCCTGCTTCACCATCTCATTGCGGAACGACTCGGTAGCTGCAGCACCTTTGCGCGACTCATTGGCGGTGTTGATCATGAGGGTTGGCATCCAGGCGATGGCGCAGCCCCAGGTGCCGGTTTCTTGGCCGGTATTGGAGTCAACGCCATGGACCTGCACGTACCACGGACACCGGTAAAGCGCGGGTTGTCCCTCCTCCACCTTGAGCTCTTCGCATTTTGCGCCAAGCGGACATTCTGCTATGCGTGTTTTCATCAGTCTTTGCTCGCTATAATCATGTCTATGTACTGCACCGCCAGGTTAATAGGAGTGCCGGTGAACATATGATTGTGCGCGGCACCACCGCCCTGATATTCCGTGGCTGCCAAGGCCGTGGCATTATTTCCATCTAAATTAGTGTAATCTGGTCGTGGAGGCGTACCCGGTGTCCCATTCCCGATATAAATTTGATGGTTGTGCGACGGCAATTGTGCGGTCGTTAGCGTCGTCGCACTGTTCGATCCCGTAACAGCTTGCGATGCAAACGCGGTCGTAAATGCGACCGAGCCACCGGAACCTCCGCCCGCGCCCCCCACAACCCGAATCGCCTTGTTGTTATGGTTGGTTACCTGAGTCCAGCCAACCGGCGCGGCAGCCTGAAAAAATGACATGACCGTACCCGGCGGAATGAGAGCTGCAATTGCAGCGGGAATGCCCAGCGTTGCTCGCGCTGCCGCTGCATCCGCATCGTCCAGCAATGTTCGGCTAAACGAACTCAGATCCGATAGCGCCGCTGCGCCTGCACCGGTGAAATACGGCAACTTATCGGCGGATGGCGAGAGCCTGCCCAGCGCCATGAGGTTCGCATTCGAAAGCGACTCCTGCAAGGCAACACTGGTCACGCCGGCTACGAAATGATCTCCAGCCGCCCAGGTGCGCGGTGTTGTCCCGTCCAGTCCGCGTCCCCCTGCTGCAATGGTGAGACTATCGGCGCTGCGCGCCTCGACCTTTACAATTTCACGGTTACCGGAAGCATCCTTGAAGATTCCGTAGAAATAATCGCCGGCGCCAAGCACCGGGAAGAGAATTCCTTTCCCGGCTTCAACCGTGAAGCTCAATCCGCTTGTCCCGCTTGGGGCGGAACTGACGATGGCTTTGCCGAAATTGGAGAACTTGAGTCCCATGTTTTACCTCTTGCCTATCTTCGGCTCATGATGGATGTTCTTAATGGTGCTCTGGTGTGGCTTCTCGCCGCCCGCAAACCCGCGGCCGCTGTTTTGATCGAGAACTGCTGCTGGTGATAGGCCGCAAGCTGCGCACTGGTGTAAGGCTTTTTAGGTGACAGCATCAGCCGCGCCAGGGCGCCGTGAACGATCGCCTCGCGGTATTCGTTGAACAATGCCTCATCTATACCGATGCTGGCAGGCGACGGTTTCAGCGCCACCGTCATGATTAATATTGCAGCAGCGCCGGGTCGCGGTACCAGTGTGATGGATGCTGCGTCATCCACAATATATTGCGGGGCGCTAATCCAGTCGCGCCGGTTTTGGGCGGAGACGCCGATCCCACCCATATATGGCGCTATTTCTTCGCCATCCAGTGCCGCAAAAGTGACCGCATGCACGACCGTTCCCTCTGGCGGCGCAAAGGCGTATCCGGCGATACCAGCCACAACCGGAACGTCGGGGTGCGCGACCCGCCACGCCAGTGACTGTTCACAAAATGCGATTGCAGATTGGCGCAGCGCGCTATCGGCAGCGCTGAACGTGCAACCAGGCAAGTCGGGTATAACCAAATCATAGAAATCGCTCCAGATCGTCATGGTTGCGCCTCCGAGCTGAACAATTGCATGAATGCTGCCGCGCGTCCGGAATTGACATGCTCATCATCGGTCATTTCGGCTCTGGCCGTGACGTAATCCGCAACGGTCTGCACATGACAGGCGGGTAGCGGGAAAGTATCGGCGAGTAACTTTTCCCCATTCGGCATACTGCCAAACTGCCCGATAAACAAATCAGGGCGATGCTTGAGAAGGCGCAATACTCCCTGGTTGGCAAACGACAGCAACATTTCGTTGGAATACCGCGCCTCGTCTTCATCGTTAAGCGGAATGCGCGCCAGATCGATGATCGACTGATAAGTGAAAGGCATTAGTCGGCCATCTCGTGTCTGGAAAACAGGTCGATCACTTTGTGCCGCAATGTTTCTTCGTTCTGGCGCTTGTCCAGCCGTTCGTTATAGTGACGCTCGGCATACTTGACCAACGTATCTTTGTCCATTGCATGGAAGTCGATTACCGGCAAAGGTTCTTCAGCCGGCTTTTCTGCTTCTGCCAGACCGATGGGTTCAGCATTAAGGGGTTCCTCGCCCTTCCCCTCCTGCCACTCCTGTCCGCTTATCCAGGTATCGGAATAGACCAGCAGCCGTTCAGCGACTTCGGCACTGACGTTTCGTACCTGCCCAGGCTCCCAGCGGAGTCCTATGCCGTTTATGCTGTCAGTCTTGATACCGGCGGCAACGTATTTAACTTGTGGCATATCAAATCCCAAAAAAAAGGGCGACTCCGGAGAATCGCCCAGTGGTCTCTTGCTTACTCCTTATTTGACGCCTGTTGCTTCCCCAGTAACGATGGCGGTGATCTTGCCAGTGGCAAATACTGTGGCCGCTACGGTTACCGTCAGATCCACATACACATCTTTCTCGAACTTGATGGGATCGAATCGGTAATCGTTGAGCCCGGCGACGGATAGATGGGTGACAGGAGCCGAAAAATAATCGTCATCCCCAGCCGGACCGTCCTCCGGATTGACTGGCGTGTAACCGATCTTGACGGCAAAGGACGTCCCACCGGTATCCAGGTCTGCGTTGTGAACCCGAAGACCCGTAACAGTCATACCTGCTGGTATTCTGACAGGGCGATAAACGCTTGCCAGGGCGCCGGAAGACGGCATCACCGTTCCGTAAACCATGGCGGCATTGCCATAGCCGCCCATCGGCATGGCTTTGCTATTCAAATCTGCTGCGTTAAAAGTAGCCATTGATAAACTCCCTAAAGATTAACGGACTGAAGCGGGACTCGAAAGCCCCGCTCTGCTGGATTGATTAAAGCGGATTAAAGTGGTACGGCCGAATCCACCGCGATAACACCAAAGTCCGTAGGCACCTTGGAGCCGGTTCCGTCATCGATCGAGAAACGGGTTTTCGCCTTGCCGCAAACCTTTTCACCCATCACTTCCAGGTTGCTCTCGAAGTTGTACCAATGTTCCTTCCAGCCGAACTGCATGCCGCTGACATTGGTTTTGCCATAGGCTACGCCCAGAGCCTGCGCGCCAAGCAAAAGGCCGCGCTCCACGGCATAACCGGCAGTCAAAGCCGAATTCACGGCTTGATCTGTCTCGGCCGCGGTTGCGGCATTCGCTGCGGTAACAATCTTCGTGCTTTCGCTGGGCGTGAATCGAATGGCCCGCTCGTTCTTGATCACCAGAATGCCGTTCCACATTCCGACCTCACCGGCAAACAGCGGGTGACGGCTATCGAAATACGCTGCGCGATTGATCGCATTCTGTTGGAATGCGCGGAGCGAACCCTCCGTCAACAGTATTGAATACTGATTGGGAGTTGCGAGGAACACCCACATCTTCGATGTCTGTGCCGCCCTGTCTCCCGCAAGCTTCACGGATTGCAGGGGCTGATCCATATCGTCCAGCCTCTTGCGCAGGAGATCCAGGTGCGACAGACGCAGGGCGTCTGTGGAGACAATGGACCCCAGCTGCTGGCCTCCGGGCGTAAGACTTGCACCATTCACCACAAAATGGCGGTTATAGGTCGGCGCCTTGACCGGATTGACCATGATCGAAGCGAAGCTCGAAGCAGCCTGCGTTGGTATCGTCCAGTCCGATCCCATCTGGGAGCCCCGCGCACCGGCAAGGTGTACCAGCGTTTCCTGCGCATCCAGGCGAGGAAAATAGCCCGACAATTGCGCCAGTGCGATTTCCCGCAATTGATGCTTGGTGCGCTGCTGAGACATGCTTCCACCCGCGTCAATGACCTTGCTGGATAGATCGATCTTGATTTCCATCGAAGAAAACGAGAGAGCGCTGCCACGGCCTTCACGGTTTACGTCACCCATCAGCGGTTCGCCACCGACAGTATCGACCAGGTCGAGCGACACAACATCGCCGGCGCTCTTCATCAGGTTGTCGATGCGGACGACGGGCATGCCGGGATTTGTCTGCCCTGCCATTTTCTGCATCGCGGCGGAAGGTTCAACCGGTCCGACAAGACTGTCGATGGCAGTTGATCCTTTGAGCGTATTGGCAAAGAGCGCTGCGCTATAATGCTTGACGGCCAGTGAACTGCCGGTTGCTACATTTGTTTCAGCCATTTAAAAAATCCTTAATCAAGTTCGGCTCTCAAGGCTGCCGCCTGGTGCGTGGGCATCTTCATCAACTTCTGAGCCAGTTCAAAGGGGCTCAAGTTCTCAAGTTGCTCACGTTCAGAGGCTGGGTTTGCTCCACCTTGAATATCCGATAGGGTTACGGGCTTCCTCACCGGGGCAGTCTCGAGCTTAGCTTTCGCATCGGCTTTTATCTTTTCCGGATCGGTGGTTTTTTTTGGAGTAGAGGCTTCCGGCATAATCGCCCTGACGCGGCGGACAACTTCTTCAAACCTGTCCGGATAAGGCTTTCCAGACCATTTAGTACTGGTTCTCAGAATCTCGTCCTGCTTCAGTGCTTCATCCCAGGCTTCCGGGTCGTTGCTTTCCCACTGCACCAGATCGGGGTTATTGTCTTTCGCCTCGGCAATTTGCTCGGCAACGCTCAGCTGACCCGCGCGATCTGATTCCTCCTTTTCGCGTTTCAGTTCCTGCAGCGTTTGTTCCAGCTTCTCGCCCTGCTTCCGGCTTCCCTCAAGAACGGCACTGATTACCTGATGAAGATCAGGCATATCTTCCTTCAGAACCTCCAGGTGTGCTTTGATAGCATCGTCGGCCACGGTAATATCCGCGCCCTTCGCATCCTCCTTCTGTTTCAGAAGTTCTTCGAGTTTGCTGTGCGCGGACTGTAGTTGCTCGCGCAGCGCCGAGTTCTCCACCCGCAGTTCCTTGTGTTTCTTGTAGGGAATAGTCCCCTTGCCGCTCTTGTTCAGAACGACCGGCTCATCTTCTCCCGCCCCGCTACTCGCTTCACTGAGCGCGCTGTCTTCCACTTCTTGTCCGGGTTCTTCATGAGCCCCTTGCTCCGGTGCTTCCCGTGTGCCTAGAATTTCAGCAAGCTTGCCCGGATCGCTTTCCAGTATCTCGATTTGTTCTGGTGTAAGATTTGCAATTTGTTCATCCGTAAGCTGATCTACTTCCATTGCCTTCATCTCCACTTCTTAACGCAGTGAGCGCGCCGCTTTCGCGGGTTAATGAAAACTGCGGTATCGCCGTTAGCGCGTGTTACATGAAATCATTAAAAAAGCCGCCAATGTTACAGGGGCGGCTTAGTGCGTTGATTTTTAAGTGCTCTTATCCGATAATAGCCATTGCATTTTTGGCTGCTGCCCAATAATTGCTGGTTGCTCCGCCCCGCGCATACCATACTGTTATATCTGCGCCGCGTAGCGCGGTCGTACGCGCATTCTCCAGATACCGCTCCGTCAAACCTGAATCATCGTCGCCGGTACTCATGAAATCCACACACATCACGGTTTTGGCGGGCACAGGGAAGGCGGAAGATACCGGCTGAATACCTCTGATCATACCGGGGAGTCGGTGTGTATCCGTAATCCCGGCGCACATGCCTTGAGATATTGACCATTTCAATTCCGCTATTACATCTGCGTCTGGGCTTCCGTCACAATAACTGTAAAAGGGATAAATTTCCTTGCCCGGAAAGCAGATCTGAATATGCAAGCATATTTCTCTGTGCGCGTTCCGAACTTGCGCCGCTGTCAAACCTTCTGTTGCCGATGTTCCCCACAGCGCACCAAAACCCCATGCGGACTCATCCGGCGCAATTCCTTGCAATGCAGGATGGCCGCCAAATTCGTCGGCCATTGCTGTGATTAGCGCCTTGAAACGCGCCATTACTGCAGGGTTATTGAATCTAGGTGAATAACCCCCGAACGAGTTAACCCACAGCCCGCCGCTTGTCGCCGAGCCGCCATACGTCACATGGTCATCCAGGATGTAACTCGGCAGCGGCTTTGCGTGTGCGCTCGAGAAGCTCTTATAGAAAGTCCTGACGATGAGTTTTTTGCCTCTTCCTGCCACATAATCCAGGGCATTCGTGATCGTGCTAAAGTCATAAACTCCCTGCGCGGTTTCGAGCGTTTTCCAGTACGTCATATACAAAACCCCGTCGGTATCATCCAGACACCGAGCGTAATATGGTATGTGTAAAAGTGCGTCATGCCCATCCGGCATCATCCAGTTTTCATGAGTAGCGGGAAACGGTGCTATGGGAGTAAGATTGATGCCAAGTAAAAAACTCATAGCGATTCCAGTACGACTGAATAACCAATTAAATCAAACGAGTCCAACGTATTCGCCGAGATGATGCTGAACGATATCGTCATGGCCGCCTCGGTGTTGATATTTGTGGATACTGCCCGAATCACGCCAGGGGAACCGTTGTTGCCTGGTGTCAGCCAATCAGTAGAAGTCATTGAACTGGAAGTGATGGCGGCAAGCTCTATATCAGGCCGAGTTTGCAGCGTATCTGTAGCAGCAAGTGATATAGAAAATATCATCCCGTCGGATGATGTCCCGGCCGTGCCAAGATAGATTCTCACGATAGCCGTCGCGTTAGCGCCTCGCCGGTGAATCAGGGCTCTTACCCGCAGAATGCTACGCCCGGGTATCAGCATTGTAGCCGGAACAACCAGCGATCCAGCACCGCCGTTTATTACGAATAACCCTCCCGTTGAACCCATAATGCTCGCAACAGGAGAGGCGACAGAACCCCATTTGGAGGCAAGTTTAACTGTGCCATTAAGCGGTACCCATCCCGCCGCAGTCGCCTTCCAAAGCGACCCTGCTTCTCCACCTACGTCCCGTATATTAATTATTGTCCCGGCAGCGGTGGTATACGCATTCGGACGAGTATTCCATGTGTACGAAAGCGCAAGCGGAATAGTGCCTTCGTCTGCTTCCAGCCCGACGATATTGCCTTTTGAGTCTCTTGAAAATACTCCTGTTCCCCGATCGGCGTTGCCTTTTGCCAACAAATCAAGCTCGAGTGCCCGATCGAGATTTATGACGCTGCCCTTGCCATGGCGGATACCACCAATAGTGGTATCATATAAAAGACGAATCATTTTAATACCCCTTAATAAATGTAAAACCGCTCGCAGGCGGCTCATTTTGACTATACATGAGGGCGCAATAAGCAAAGCGTATTGCGCCGGGCATGAGAGTGAGCGGATTCTGGTTTGAACCCCCTGAACTCAGGTATTACTTGCATTCCCGGTAACCCTGTTGCGCTTTCGCCGGCTCTAATTTCAACACGACTATTGCTTGAGCCCATGGCTATATCGCACCCTGGAATTGTTGCCGCATTTGCTGAACCCTGCTAATCCGACTCCCCTCCGCCGCCCAGCTTACGCAACTGCTCCGCCAGCTCATGCCGGTTCGGCACGTCGGATAATTCCAGCATGGCTGGATATAGAACTGCCTGATAAGCCGGCGGCGCCGCCTGTACGATCTGCGTGAACGCATGCAACTGCTGTGCCCGGAAGCTGGGTGTGGCAGGAATGTCCTCCAGCACAACCTTGACCTGCGCGGTTGCCAGGTCGTTCTCCACCGCCGGTCCGGCATCCGTCATTACGGAGCGGTTGAAGTACACGATCTTCTGCCCCGCGCCGTGCTTGACAGCCACGGCTGTCGGCGTGCCCAGCATGTCTTGCTTGATTAATGCCAGAAGCTGCTGCCCGACCATTCGCCTCGCATAACGGAAATTATCGTTAGGCTCCGCCAGAACGGTAGAACCCTGCTCTACCAGGCTATTGATGGCTATGCCGCTGGTTGCCGTGGTATCGGCCCCGAGCATGGCCCTGTATATGCCGCCCACTTCTTCGATTCTCCGCTTTCGCTCCTGCACCAACTGGAACACTTGCGCGGCGAGTTGATGCTCGCGCGTCACTTTGAATCCGCCGGCATTCCTGCGCTGGGCATTGAGGACAGTCATCGATCGAAGGCTGCTGATATTCTGCGCGACCTCCTGATACGAGTTTTGGCTAAGATCGAGCGCATCATTATCCACCTCGACTTTTACCGAGTTCAGGACTTCGTACAACAGAATATCCAGGTCGATAATCTGATCCTGGGGTCCCCTCATGTCGCGAACCAATCCATAAGGCGCTCTACTCCGGTCCTTGCGAAAACACCAGAATGGAACATAAGGAAAATCCGCGTGCGGCAGCGGACTTGGCACATCCATCAATTTATGCGGGCCCAGCCAGATCGAAACGCGCATTCGCGTGAGCAGCGATTTCTGCACCTGCACGAGCCCTTGCGCTACCGCCGCCTGATGGTATGGATTGTCCTCGCGGTATTCGATCGCTTTGCCATTCGGCAGCTCCAGCACATACCCACCCTCGAGATGCCGATACCATAATTCCGACAGCCGGACCATGCCCGAATTCCGGTTCAAATAATCCTCGTGGCTGCGGCCCCACGCCTGCTCAATTTCGTAGGCTCTGGCCATGCCGGTGTCGGTCCCATCGTATACGTCCAGATTGCTCCATCCTGACCAGCTGTTCTGGATGAGCTCGGCCTTATCCGGCAACATAAGCGACGCCTGTACGCGATCCACCCACTTATCGCGCCTCAGATAGCGCGCATCCGACAAATCCGGCTCTCTTGCTGTCCAGTCCCAGAAAATCTCGTTACGGTGTACTTGTCGCACGCGATACGGATATTTCAGCGTATCGAATTCGCGCGAGACCTCAACCCATCCAATGCCCGCGCGGATCATGCTGGAGTAGGCATCCGACATCGCCCGATCCGCCCTGGATTCGGTCTCGGCCTCTTTAATGCGGGCCGACAGGCCCTCGGCTATCTCGGCCTGGCTTTCGTCGTCCGAGGTAACTTTATAATCTGTTCGGGTGCGCGCCTCCAGCCCCAGCACAGCGTTGATCGTCGACTTGATCAGGTTCGATTCCTGCGGGGGAATACCCGCGTCCTTCAGCCGCTGGATTACCTCGGTGCTCGTCTGAGCGCCATCGTAGTAATCGCAATCGGTATCCGAATCAATGCGCCACTTGGGTTGATCGCGTATATCGCGGCAGATTCTGTCGTAGGCTTCAACCGATATATCCGCGGTGATCGCGGCCCCGATCATGCCCGCCAGCCCTTTATACTGATACCGCGCGCACTGGCAGCCGGTTTGTCATCCTCCACAGACACAGCAAAATACCTGAAGGCATCCGCGGCGTGGCTGTGGTAATCGTGCAGTGGCCTGCCACTGAATTGCCTGGATTCAGGGTCAACATCGAATCGATAATGCCTCAGGCTCTGCAACCCCTCGGCACATTTCTGTTCATCGAAATAGCAGCGATTGAAGATCGTTCGCGCCGCATTGATTCCGTCAGCAATGGAAAGATTCGGCACGACCCTCACCTTCCGCCCGGCCGCGAGCATGATTTCTTCAACACTGCGGCCGGTTGCCAGCGTTTTCGCTTTTGCATCATGAGGTAACCAGTCTGTACCATATATGTATCCCTTGTTTTGGAGCACGGTGATGTAATGTTGGATGGGCATCTGGTTATTGCTGTAATAATCGATCAATCTGAGTTCGTTTCCCACCGTTTGGGCAAACCATATGCTGGTGTTATCAGCCCAACCCAGATCAAAAAAGGTATGCACCTGCTTTGTCGCATCATATGGCGCACTTGCAATTCGCCCTTCTTCCTGGGCGAGCCTGAGTTCTTTGGCGTAGACCGCTCCATCCAGTGTTACCCTGCAGTTTCCTTCCCAGACGTTCTGATATGCATCCGGGTCACGGATTTTCAATTCATCCTTTTCCCGTTGCAACGTATAGGGAAACCACGGGTTGTCATTCCAGTTGATCTTTACCACTACGGCGTCGGCCGGAGGGTTGACAACAAATCGCTGATGCGTCTCGTCGGTTTCCAGCTCGGGGTTGTAGGTAACCCATATTTCCGATCCCTCTTTTCGGATAGTCGGAACAAGCGTATCCCAACTGGATTTGCTCACAGTCTGGGCTTCTTCCACCCAGACCCGATCGACGCCTTCGAACGACTTGATCTTCGTAACGTTATTGCGCAGCCCGGCAAATATGAATTCGGAGCCATTGGCTCCGCGGATCATGCTGCTCTGTACTTCATAAAAAGAGCTCAGACCGATCGCGTCGATCTGTGCCTGCAACAGGTGATGCACGGATTCAACGATAGAATTCTGAAACTCTCTCGCGCACAGGATGCGCAATGGCGTTGCAGCTGCCTGGATCAATAACGCCCTTGCCACACCCCAGGATTTTGCTCCCCCTCTCCCGCCGTACAAGACCTTGTATCGCGCGGGTTCGAACAGGAACCGGAGTTTCGCAGGAAATTCCGCCCTATGCGCAGCCATGACGCTCCACCGAACTTACGAGAATCATGACAGGCCCTCCCCCGCAATAGCCGCATCGACCGCATGGGCGGTGTCGGCTGAAGAGACAAAAGTCACCTCGACACAGTGAACAACCGGCTTCCTGGTATCGACCGCTTCATGCGTGACGGGCAATTTATCTCCGTATTTTCGTGGAGCAAGCCTTGCCGCATACCATTTGCGCGCATCGATCCGCAATTGCGCGCGCGCAATAACCTCCCGATCGACCACTTGCCGCCCCTTCTCATCGATATAGGTATCTTTTGATCCGTCGTCGGAAATTTCGATGATTTCTTCAGCATAAGCGTCAACGCAAAGCTCCTTGGCGCGCAGATACTGCCGCATGAGATCTTCATCACTCGTCAACCAGTACCATAAAATCCTTTGGCTGATGCCGACCTCGACGCACATTGCCCGAGCCGATCTGCCGAGCGATATGCCGGCGAATATTGCGTCCAGCAATTCCGGCGTTTTAATCGTCGGAGCCCCTCTTCTCCTGCCTGATGATGCTGCGCCTTCCTGATTCTTCTCCGTTTTATTCGGGAGCACTTCAGGTTCAAATTCACTCATGATCCGGCTTTTTCAGTATCTATCGTGCTCCCTTTATGCAACCCCTTGTTGCATCCCTTTAATGCCGCACGCAGTTTGACCTCGCATGCCCATCGTTCCTCTATCTCGGCGCGCAGCGCCCTATTGATGGTCAAGGTATCGTCCTTTATTGATACGCGGTCTACCGCATAGGCGGACTTGCACTCGGGTGGAGTCTCCACCAGGCAAGGGACAGCAATTGTTTTTTCGATCACCTGCGTCTGAATCACCGGTTTGCCAGCACAACCTGTTAATAAAATTACAAATACCAAAACCAGAACTGAGTTAATAAGGTACATCATGGGTTTATTGAGTAACAAGCTGAAATGAATAAGTAAAGATAATTCGATTGGGTCAATCAAGATGCGGGATGGTGCGCTGTTATTCCTGTCGAGCAGGAGCAAATACAACGTGATGGAATTTACTCATTGTGATCCCGGCTTTTTACATATTCGATCTGCTCCCGATCTATCACCTCACATTGATGCGCAGCCGCTACTGGCGGAAGAGCGCGCATTTTCTTTGCACGCTTTGTGTGCTTTGCTGCAACTGCTGTCGCACTCCGCATTGCCATTGCAGCATTTTTTTCCCTCCTGGCCGAGGTTGACGTCAGCGCATCCATTGCCTTGCGCACGGACTGAATATCTACCGCGCACTTGTCGTTTGCCGCCGACAGCACTGCATTACTGGAATTCAACCGCTCGATCTCCGCTGCTGACCGCCAGTCACTAACGGCGAAGCCGCCACTGAAGGCAAGAGCAGCAAGAATGGCAATTATTGCCGCTGTAATCGCTGGGCTGCTGAACAT